CCTCCTTCAGGGTTCTTACCTTCTTTGCGAGTCCAAGCAGGTGACTTTGCCATACATTAAGCCTGTGCTTCTTTCCAAGACAAACGAGCCAAGATTGTGCCAGCTGTTGCACTTACTGCTTGAGCAACTACATAGAGAATGTCTGGTCCGTCTGGGTAAAATCCAGCCTGAGAAGTAGGTACTGTATTGCTTGTACCGCCGCCCAAAATAGAGTTACCTAAGTCACGAACTTGAGCCAAATCTAAGGTTGTAACGCCGTTTGCATTACAGAAAGCAGCAGCTACAGACTCGCCCCCTACTACGTTTACAGCGTTGGTATTAATGGCGATCTGGGCTAAAGACGATGTAATACCGTTAGCTTGCTGAATTGGAGCTACAAATTGACCAGACATTGCACCTGAACAGAAACCGTTCAAAATCAAGTTAATCAAGTATGTATTACCAGTAGTAACAATACCTAAAGACTCTAATTGAAGCTGCATACGGTTAATAATTTCTTTGTTTCCAAGCAGTCCAGTAATACCGTTATCAACAGACGGGGCAACACGAATAGCCATTAACACTACAGGAGTCGTAGAAGAAGTAGAAACCGCTGTAGTTGTACCGTAGTTAAAAATCAACGACTTATCGTCATTGAACAATCCGTCCATAATTGCAGACGAACCCCAGTGAGATAAAGAAGGTACAGCAGCTGGTGTAACAAGTTCAACAGCGGATGTTACACCTGGATTAAAGTTATTTGCAAATCCTACACCGCCAGTTTGCCCACGGGTTAACCCCCAAAGAATTCCCGAAGAAGTGATACCTGTGTAACTAATATACTCAGTAAGGCCATTAGTGGCAGTTATTTTGACAGTAGGCGTGGTAAATGCTGTAGGTAATGGGAACCCTCTAACATCTACAAGGCTTATTGATGATGGAGATATAGTATTTCCAGCATTGTAATCATCGGCTCTAGTGTTACCAAACCCACGAACGCAATCTATTAAATTACCAACGCCAAAAGGTGTTGATGTAGTTCTGTAGAAAATATATTCAGTGCCTATTAATGCAACGCCACCACTTTGATTAAAAAAGCTTGTTTCATTAATTGGAATAGTAGTTTGTGTAATTAATATATTTGTCAAAAGGGTTGTTGTATTACCTGATAATGCAGCTGCTAAAAAAGTTGACGGTGCAATACTAGACACTTCATAGTGAGCCGCCATGTTACCAGAACGCATATAAGCTTCAAACTGTCTATTATTGTTCTGTATTTGGTGTACATAGGTGATTAAACCATTTGTGCCACGAACACCATAACGAATAAATCCAGCACCGTACCAAGAGTAGTCGATATACCACATCTGCATACGGGTTAGGTCAATGTTGTATCCAGAAGGACCTGTGCCATCACACCTATCAATATTCCATTGAGACTGTGGGATACGTACATCGATAGTTTGAGAAACAATACAGTTGGCAATAGTTGTAGCGCCACGATACTCTGGGCTAACAGTCATCACCGTATCACCAGCAATTTGTACTATACGATAGGTTTGACCACGAATAACAATAAACTGACCTGGTTGTAGCTGAGTTAAAAACGCTGTGTTAGTTCCAAATATTGTCCCAGATCCAGGAGTTGCGGTAACAGATCCTGAAATTTGGTTTGTGCTGTTACGTAAAACAACATTTAAATTAGTGCCGTCATACTCAAAAAACATACCGTTTTGTTGGTCAAACATACCAACACGGCTGTTAGCACCAAACCAAGTTAATGGGCTAACTCTGATTCCAGAACCTGTTGCAGTAATACCAGGTGTATTAGTAAGAGCCGTATATTGAAATACGGTAGGATTAGATACAGATGATACTGTAAACGTACCGTTAAAAACCCCTTGGTCAGCACCCTGAACTTGAATTTGTGTACCTGGAGTTAAATTGTGATTAAAGCGAGTAGTAACTTGCACAAAAAGACCGCCACTGCCCTGTATTCTATCTACAAATAATGCTGGTTTTAAACACGAGCCAGTAGAAAACTGCAAACCTTTACCAGACTGATAGCGGAAATAACGTCTTGTTTGACGAATTAATTGTGCATTAGGAACTGTTGCTCCTGATGAAAACGCTACACCACCGTCAAAAGAACGAGGTTCAACATATCCAGCAGGGCGAGCATAAATAACGTTGTTACCTGATGGAGTAAGTGGAACACCAGAAGCTCCACTAGCAGTTACAGTAAACGAATTAAATTGAGGAACAGTTTGAACAACAAATGCCCCAGTAACGTTAGTACCGCCAGAAACAGCATTCCCGTTTATGTATATTAAACTACCTCTTGATAAACCGTGTGCGCCAGCAGTAACAATTGTTAACTGAATTGAACTATCAACCGTAATACAGTTAGCATTTACTTGAAAACCAGAGTTAGAATAGAAATAACCTATATAAACATAAGTATTTGTTGCACTAAAGTAAGGTGCGCCGTTACTTGTAGTTGTAGTGCCAGGAGCAAACGTTATTGTAAAAGTCGTGCTTGTACCGCCCGTAATAATATAACCCCACTGATTAATAGTAGAGTTTGTAGAGTTCTGAACATAAATAGGGGTGTTATTTGGAATTGTAACTGCCGCAGCTAAAGTAAGCGTTATTTGATTTGTCGTTACTGTACCCGTAAGCGCTGTTACGTTTAGAGGTTGTTGTGGTATGTAATACACACTTGAGCGATTATTTTGTACAGAAATACTTTCCCATTTGGTAGGCTGTGTACCATACTCAAAGTCTGTATCAATTAATGATTGCGGAGACGAAATCCGCAGTTTACCTACTGGGTCTTGCGATGCTGGCGAAGGAGCAATATATGGTACCCCTGCACCAGAATTCTGAGTTCCCCCAACAGGTAACGATTTATTTGTTGCTGTGTCTACTACTGTCCATCCTGACATGATATCTCCTTAAATTTTTAAAAAAGGGGGGAACGTCCCCCCAATTCGGATCAATTAGTCAAAATTACCAAATGGATATGCAGTTGCACTACCAACGTTTGGATCGCTCTGTACATAGGTTAGACCAAGCCATATATCGCCACTGTTAATAGGACCTGTCAAACTTGAACCGTTTACTGCTACCGTCCAAACTATTTGCGATACGTTAAATTGTCCATTGGGTAGAACAATATCAGTAGAAGTAGACTGTTGATTACGTACTTGGGTTTTAGTAAGTGTTGCCCATGTCGCTAATCCTGCTGCGGTAAGAGAATTTGTAATAGCGTATGTTGCTCCAAACGCGCCGTTGTATGCATATTGATTAGATAAGGATACGGTAACTCCACTAACAGTTCCAGCAGTAAAAACGGGTATATCGCCTACAGCTACATAATATCCCGTGATAGTAGAGCCAGTAGGTACATACATAACAAAAGTGCGATAAAACACAGAAGTAGAATCAGCAGTGGTATTCGCAGGTGTTAACGTAGTGTTCAAACTATTGGGGGTATAAACAATAGCTTGTGTATTTGGATATAGCTGTCCTCCAGTTACGGCTGTTCCAGAACTGCCCGCATTTTGAGCGCCACCAGAAGAAGCAGGATTATTTGTAAACCCTAATGAACCAGTCTGTTGTAGAGCAACAGAACCAATATTACGAAATGGGGGAAAACGATTAGTACCCGCTAAAATTGGGCCTTCAAATGTACTACGTGCCATGATAAATATCCTTATGCAAAAGTCCCCGTACCAATCGTTGCATCGTCTGCTGGGGCAGTCCAGTACAGGTAATCACCCAGATAAATTTAATACTACACCAAATTATAAATAAAGCAAATAAAAAAGGGGGCTTTTGGCCCCCCTTTCTTTTAGGTTGAACCGCTCGATCCATACATTCCGAGTGGGTCAGACCAACCAAAGCTATAACGCTCACGGGTCTTGTAACGCACGTTTCCAGTGTCAAAGTCACCGTCCATCGAATTGCTCAATGGGGTACGTACAAAGTGCTTCATACCGTTAGGTACATCAGTGGTCAAGAACCATGCATTGGTGTCGGTCAAGAAGTGGTTAACAGTGTAACCATCTGGAATCGAACCGTTGTTCTTAATTGCATTGATGTCGTTATTGTTGGTACCAACACGCAATTCAGTCTCAAGCAAACGAGTTGCCACGAACATGAGTGCGGGTGGGATTACCAGCTTCTTAGGTTTGGCAGCAATCAACAGACCACGCTCATCCGTCCAAGCGGCGATCTGAATAACTGCGTTTTCCAACGAAGTTTCGTTCAAATCAGCTTGGGTAGCTGGGGTGTTGCTGTTAGTACCGCCAGATACCAATGGGTGAGCAGTGCTAAAAAGAGAAACGCCGTCACCGCCTGTAAAGGCAGATGAGAAGCCATTATTCAATACAGCAGCAGCTTTAACCTGCTTGGTATAAGACATAGCACGAGCCAGACCTTTGGTATAGCGAGCAGCTAAAGAATCATAGAGGTTGTCCTCAATTGCCTCTTCAGTCAAGCTAAAGCCAAGGGCGATAGTTTCGTGGTTGTAGCGAGCTGTCCAAGCCTCTTGTGCATTGTCATAAGCGATGGCAGAACCTTCGTTTTTGACTGGTGCAGCTGAGAATCCAGACAGTTTTGTTTCTTCTTCAAAAGAACGCTCAGAGGTCTCAGTTTCATAGATCTCTTTGTGTTCTTCACCGTAGCGAGCATACTCCAAGCCGAACAAAGCGTTCAATCCAGGGAGCAACTCTTTCAGTAGTTGTGCGCGTGAAATAGCCATTTAAAAGCTCCTTATAATGTAGCTGAGTTGGTGGTGTTGCTATAGTAACTATGAATACCAAAATTCAATTTTACAATCGCTTCTTGATAAATCGTAAATACCATAGTGCTATTAGCTGGAATGGTAACGCCTGTAGAGGCAGTACCTGTTGGGGCATTAACCGTTGCAGCCTGAGCATTGATGCTGATTGTCTGTGAGCCAGTGCCTGTTACAGCAGCTGAAACACGCGAACCAGTACCAATTAACTGACCGTTTGCAGCTAAATAAGCAACATCCGTTCCAACTGGGAGCGTTCTAGATAGGTTAGTACATACTAAACTTGTAGTAGCACCACCACTAGATAAAGTCGCTGTAGCAACAATAGCTGTGTCAGGAACAACGTCAACAATACGGAAAGGTAAAGTTGAAGTATTCGCTGCTGTAGCAGCTACGATAGCATTAGACGAATTACCAGTGTTAACGTTACCAGCCAAGTTAGAACCGTTGCAGTTTTGACCAATGTCCATACGTGCAATAGAACCAATAGTGGTAGAACCATCAGAAATAACTGCTGCAACACGGAACAATGTATCTGGATCGTCAGTCACGATAGCAACTGCGTCACCAGCCAAAGTACCAGCGGGCCAGAATTGATTAAAACGTTTTTGTTTTGTTACAGGGTCGGTGAATGTGCAACCTAAAAATACACCAACAGTACCGCCGCCTGCGCCACCAGTAGTAGCACCTGCACCTGTAGTAACAACAGAGCGCACGGCAAAGCCGCGAGCAATACCTACAACATCACCATAAAAAATATTAGTGTTAAATGCATACTGAATCGGAATATTGCGAGTCGATCCAGCAAATACTTGTCCACCAATAAGATTTACTGGTTTTAGCCCGTATGGGGCGTCAACAATAGGATAAGGCATGTAAATCTCCTAAAAAAATTAAGTTCCTTTTCCAAAGCTAGTTGAGGACTTTCTCTCGTTAAAGAGGGGCATCCTTGCGTCGCTTTGGCGCATGAGATTATTATCTACAGCCTCCGTCTGTTGGGCAGTTAGCTTGTCGTAATGAGCCTTCCGCTGTACAACAAATTCTTCAGGAGTCTTGCAAAGCAATAACCCGCCAATCTCAATATTGTCTTTAAATTGACCATTGGGATTAGCTAACAGTTTAAATTTGGGTTGTTCTTCCAATGTGACAGGCTCCCAACCTTCTCTCAATTTCGATGAGATATTGCGTGGGTCTGCCTTATCCAGCATTGAAACACGAATCCAACGATACGCATAACCAGCCTGTTTATCAGGCTCAGGGAGAAGATCGGGGGGCATCCACTGTTTAGGACGCTCAGCTACTTCACGGTTATCTACTTCTCTTTGCAGTCTGTTTGTTGGCATTTAAGCCTCCATTTTTAAAAGTTCACGGGCATATTGCTCTGGGGTTAGTCCTAACTTCTTCGCTATCGATAACTGTGACGTATTCAATTTTATCTTCTTCGAAGAGGTACTTCTACTCGCAGGGGCAACAACTGTACTCGGTTTTACACGAGCCGCTACCTTTTCATCGTTTCTATCATCGTCAACTTTTTCATCCTGAAAATTTTCAGGAAAACGCCTACGCATAGTTTCATCTATGCGCTTGTAGTACTCGTCAGTGGTCGCATATGCTAGTCCGTTTTCTTTGACAAGCTTCTCGTGAAGCCCTAAGGCTAGGCTTGTCATTTCGTCATCTTGACCAAACCAAGAGTTACGCTCTTGCCAAGCCGAAGCTTTTTGGTCACGGACAGGCGCTGCTTCCGTCTGTTGAGGTATTTTTACTTCATTTTCTTGCTCTTGTAAAGCCCTTCGCTGATTTATATTTTCAGCATAGCTAGAAGCTTTGTCAATTTTCATCTTAGCAGTGGTTAATTTATCCTGTGCTTCGACTAATTTTTCCGAATCTCCAGCGTCATAGGCTTCTTTATATTCCTTTTTAGCCATTGCTAGTTCTTGCTCAGCACTCGTTTTAAAGGAGCTAACTGCCGCTTCGTCACTAGAATTGACCCTACCTTTAAGCTGTTTTATCTCTTCGTAGAGCTTTTTAGCTACTTGAACCGCCTCTTGTTGCTCTCGTAGGGCTTTCTCTTTCTCTCTACGCTCATCGTGATAAAACTTCCTAAAAGCATCAATCTTGCTCTTTGCCTCTTCAGAGTATTGGTCTAGTTCATCTTTCTCGACCTTTTCAATGAAATCAGGCTTTGAAACTCTACGACCCCTGTCTTCAACGGGAGTGTCGTCTTCAATTTCAATTTCAATTTTATCCTCTTCTACGGGTTTACCCTTAGCTTCTACTTCTTCTACGGGTTTACCCTCATCTTTCACGTCATCTACTTCGTCAGGAAACTTATAGTTATCCATATCGTATTCTCCTTATTTACGTTTAATGCCACGGGGATCGTCAACTACGCCTTCCACAGAATCATCGTTAATAATGCGGAACTCGCGCCCGTGAATAACCAATCTAGTGCCAGCGTTAGGTCTAACAAGGACAAAATCACCTTTTTTACACCAAGCTCCAGTTGGGAAACGGGTTGGGTCTTTATAGCAATCTGGACCTAAATCAATAACGAACAATACGGTCGTCAACAATTCGTCATATCTTAGGGTTTCGTCTGCTTTTAAAATCCCACTATCAAACTCTTTCTCGACCTCAGGAATAGCGCACAGAATGCGATAGCCAGAGGGTTTAGGGAGTTGTGTTGCCTTTTCTTCATTTGATTTATCGAGCAGCTGCGTCAAATCCACTGCTTTACCTAAATCGATTGTTTCACTCATCCGAGTTCTCCATTTTGTCTTTGAGGTCTAATACGTAACCCTTTGCAAGGAGCAGACCTCTAATCTCTCCACAAAGCCTTTGATACTGAACGTGATCTAAATTACCTATAACTACCGATTCTTTTAACTGTTCTGTCTTTTCATCTAACTGTTTAACTAAAAGTTCTAACCCTGTCATTTGTTGCCTTTCTCGGCTTTATTACTTCCTTTATTGCTCTCTGCTATGGCTAATTGAGAGGCTATTTGCAGCTTTTGGGTCTTGATTTGGTCCTTAGCTTTGACAATATCTATACCCATTTTTGTGCCCTCTACCGAGTCTTTACGATCTGCTATGTCTTTATCTTTAGCAATTTGGGCACCTAACTTATGCGCTTCAAGCTCTAACTGTCCTTCTATACGCAGTTTTTCAATCAACAAACGCTCTCTTTCGTTTTGGACATCGCTAGTGTCTTTCGCAATCTTGCGTTGTAGTTCTGCGGCTTTAATCTCCAATTCTTTAATCTGCATCTGGATAATTGGGTCTTCTGCCTGTTGCTGGGCTTCTTGTTGCGCTGCAGCAGCTTGGTTCTGTGTAAGTAGTTGCTGAGAAGCTCTAGCTACCAAACGAGACAGTTCTAGCTCATACTCTTGTGGCAGAGACGCCTCATCATCGTCCATATCAACATAAGGTATCGGACCACCAACTTGCTGCTCAATAAGCTGACGGTACTTAAAGCCAAAATGCTCCGCAATATGGGCTTGCAGCGCAGCGGTTATCTGCTGCGCCATGGGGTTTTGCCCTAGTATTGCTGCCGTAGTGGGGTCTTGCAAGAAGTTATTGTGAGCCATCAAATGCGCATCGTGATCCTGATACATAAACGCTTTTAGCGGTTTATTGCGCATCGCATCCATGTTTTCCGAAACGGGGTCCCTCGGCTTCTGATCTTCCTGTAGCGGGATAAGTTTTTGTGCATTCCTGATACCAAGGACGTCGAGCATCTGACGATGTAACTGCGGAAGGTTATAGATCTGCGGCGCCCCTTGTGCCAACTGGAGAACTGCTTGGTACTGTACGATCTTCTGCGCCATTGTCGCTGCATTTGGGTCGCTGACAGGTATGACATCAACCAAGTCGTAGTCCGCCTTTTTAGCCCTCGGCGTACCTTCCTCTGGGGTGTAGCTATATTCATCTGGCGTATAGTCACGGATTATTTCCTTTAACAAGCGTAACTCTTGCTTCATCGAATAATGGACTCTTGACTGAACCGCACTCATCACCTTCAGGGTTCTCTCTAAAATTGCCAGAGTCGTCCCCACAGGAGCCTGTGCGCTCATATCACTGATCTTCATATCCCCTGCCGATGCAAAGCGTCTGCCTTCTTCAACAATGGTTCCAAGTAAACTATACAAAACCTGACTTGGCTCTTTGTATGGCAGAGTCATCAAGTTATCTTTGATTGCCCCACTCGGTACGTCTACATCGCGGAACTCTCCTGGGCTTATTGGGGTGTCATCACCTTTGACCCGCAAGCCACGGGTCTTAAAGCCACCTGGCAAATTTGATAATGTCCCTGCGTCAACGAGTTGTCGGATAAGACTAGTACTCGACTTAGCAAAGGCGCCAACCAAATGAATAAGCCCGAAGCAATAAAAACCAAAGCCAGGGACATAGCCATAATGTACAAAGTGTTGCCTTTTTTGTTTGGTTTCATCTTCAGGTCTCCAATTCCTACGAATAGACAGAACAGTCTGTGTGCCCTTTTCAATGGTGACGACATAAGGTAGTGCAATACCTGTCATATCTCCATCTTTATCCTTGTCCTCATAACCAGGCAAGTCAAGGTCTACATGCATTTCTAAAAGCTTATAACGGTCGTCCGATGTAGCTCTAAAGCCCATCTTCTCCGCTATTTTCTTTTCTACTTCGTCTAAACTTCCGCTAGGGGTGTCAAGTTCAACATCCCGATAAAAGCCCGCAAACTGCAACCGCTTGACCTCATTCTCGGTCTTACGCATCACATGTGTCACGCGTGGGGAGCTTTGTAGATTAGAAGCACCGTATGGAACCACGATGTCTTCTGCTGGAATAAACATAGAAACTTGACGTTCCATGTGTGGGTCGTAATACACTTTCTTAAACGCATTACCCGCCAAACCCAAGCCCCATATCATTCTTTCATGCTCAGGTCTGTATTCCTGCATCACATCTGTTAACTGATGATTCATATCATCTTGAACACGCTGAGCCGCATCTTTGATCTCAGGAGTCTCTTTACCAATAATTACTGTCTTGACTGGACCTGCTGAAGGGAAAGTCTCCATAATGGTCTCAGATTGAAACTTTACAAGTGCCTCAGAAAGCAGTGGGTGGTATACACCACAAGCGCCTTCCCAAGGTTCTGTTCGGTCTTCGATCTTCATTCCTAGTAGTTCAAGCCCGTCCACATAGGTTTGAATCCAATCTTTACGAGCAGAGATGTCATCGTCAAAATCCCCTAGCAAATCACCCACAAGCTCAGTAAGCTCACCCTCGCTCATGTATTCTGCAAGATTGGCATCAAAATCATCATCTGTTTCTTCTTCAGGCTCAATCTCAATCTCCATGCCGCCCATCGCAATTTTTACTGACTCTGGATCCTCAATCTCAATTTCAATTGGGTCTTCTTCAACAATGGAATCTAATCCAACGGGGGCTTGATATAGGGCTTTATCTATTGACATAATCTATCCTTAGTAATACGCAGCTTTACGTCTGCCGTATTTATATAAAAAATCATCTTCTGGCTCGTCATTCGGTAAACGAATAAATCCACCTTGCCTAAATCTTAATAGGGCTAGTGTAGTGGAGTCTACCAAATCATCGTTGGCTCCGCTAGGAAAATCATTGCATTCTTCGATTACTTCTTTCGCCCAGCGATGCTCTGGCGCCCAGACGATGCCTGAGTTAAACAAATCTGATACAGCATTAACGCGAGAGATTTTGTCTTGACCTTTGCCAGGTGTGAATTCCCCGACTGGTACGCCCATGCGCCGTAATTCCTGGTAGAGAGCCGCCCCATTGGACTTCTTTTCAACCATGAACGCATCTGGCTCCCACTCTTTGTACTCTTCAAGTACAAGCTTTTTGAGGTCTGGGAACTCCATCCGTTTTTTAATGGAATTGAGAAGGATAATGTTGTAGTTGTTCGTTTCTTCGTTGAGGAAGACTCCCCACGTCGTGAGCGCATTGTAATCCGCACGATTGTTCGCCTCCTGAGCTGCGTCCAAGGACATAATGATAAATTCGCACATGGGTGGATCGTCTTTTTCCCATATATTCCACCACTCCCGCTTAATTAAAGCGCCTTCTTCTGAGGTAGGTTCTTGTAGATACTGGGCATTCCAGTACCGTACATCCAAGGAAGCTTTTTTAGCTAATAGTTCTTCAAGAGACCAAAAGTCGGGCCAAAGAGGTTGACCAGAGGGCATAATCGCTGGGAAATTTACTACCTCCCACTCTTCTGCATCATCATTTTTAACCATGTGGTTGATGATTTGCCCTGTCAAATCGAGCTTTGACCAGCGTGTCATCACGACAATAATTGCCCCGCCAGGCATAAGACGCTGAATAGGACCAGATTGAAACCACTCCCAAGCTGGTAGAAAAACATCTGCTCGACCTTGCTTAGCGTCTTGTTCAGAGTGAGGGTCGTCAATAATAAACAAGTCTGCACCCCTACCAGCCAAAGCACCGCCAACACCAATAGCAAAGTATTCTCCATTGTAATTAGTACCCCATCTAGATGCCGATTTACTGTCGGCTTGCAGTTCTACCGCTGGAAATATGTCTTTATAACTCTCTGAACCAACAAGATTTCGTACTCTACGACCGAAATTGACAGCAAGATCAGCCGTATGCGAAGCCATAATAACCTTCTTATGAGGGTACTTACCCAAAAACCATGCGGGTGCAAGATAGGAGATAAGTTCGGATTTCCCATGACGCGGAGCAATGTTGACGACAACCCGCTTCTTCTTTCCTGCAGCGATATCTTCAAATATTCTAGCCAACTTTTCATGATGTTTACCTACTATATAGCCTGGATATACGTGTTCAATGAATTCAAGGAAGTTTTCTTTCCCTGCTTTCTGAGTTACATTGGTTTTATACGTCTTAATTAGCTCTAAAGTCCGCCTTTTCTTCTTTTCAGGCATTGTAGGAACAGCTTTTTCAAGCTCTTCTATGTCCTGCGCAGTTAATTTATGCAGGGCAGTCATTTTTTAGAGGGTATTTCCTTAACTTCTACGTCAATTGCCTTCTTTTTCAGACTAGAAAGGGTCTCAAATAGCTCATTTTCGACTTCTTCGATGCTTTGTATCTTCATTGTGACCTCAGAACGCTTCTTAAATGCGTCAATTCCGTCAACTTCACCCAAATCCCGTAAGGCTCGTAGCCGATCTTTGGCATTTGAGGCATGTTCTACCTCATAAAGAAGCTTGTTGACCACATACATCTTCATTTCAGCTAGGTCATCGACTAACTGCACATTCATCTGGGACACCATACCTGCCAAATAAGCCAATGTCTCGTTAGGATAGTTCTTAAACTCAGGTCTAGCCTTTGGGTCATTCATCATTTGGGTAGCAACTTCTACTGCTTGTGCCATATGGTCAGCAGTGGGGAAAAGTGGGGTGTTATTTAGTTCAGCAAGGAGGGTAATTGTTCTTGCTCTGGCGTCTAGCTCTTCTTTTGGAGACAGTTCTGGGAAGGCTTCGGTAGCGTTAGCTGGAAGCGGTACGTCCTCTTCTATGTGAGGAATAATTATATTTTCCATCGATCCTCGGTCATCGTAAAACCCTAGATAGGCAGAGTTTACAACAAAAATAATATTAAAGGAAACAAGTACCTTGAAAAAAGATGACGGGGGGTGTTTCTATAAATCACATTTGTAAAGTATTGTAAGGTTAATTAACGGGGGTACGGGTAGTAATTATGTGGGGGGAGGGTGTTATAGATGATGTAAAGACTAGGTACGTCCTGGTGCCAATTCTTAGAGGAGATTCACCACTTATGATGCAAATTGTGTGGGTAAAGAAAGTTACTAGGGAAAAAATCTTACGTACTTAATGCCGAGTGTGGTTTGCATATTTTGCACTTTAGGTGTTTATTTAGTGACGGGGGGTGATTGGGAAAAACGAGGAGTTATTCGTATAGATTATGGGGTGTGGGGTGAGCGGGTCCCATCTGAGCCAAATGGGGGGAGGGGGGTAGGTGGGGTCACGCCCAGCCTATTACTTGACATATCCTGTCATTTAATGCATAATTTAGCCATAGGTTGAAAGAACTAATCGGTTCTACCTATCCTTAACAGGGAGATTCAAATGGAAAAAGTATCTACAGCAGTGCAATTGTTAGACGAAGCCAAGGCAGACATTATCCGTAGCCGTGACAGCTTGGGTAAGAATGCCAAGCAGTTGAAAGCAGTGCGCCGTCAGTTAACTCACATCATCAAAATGGTTTGCCCTGAACCTGTGGGCAAGCTGTGGGATAACCAAGAGTATTCGCTAGTGTGCAGAGTGGATGCTACTTACTGTTTACCAACAGTGACTTTCTATGTAGCAGGTCTAGATAGCTTTAAAGATGAGCGCTTAGTTAGTATGCTGTGGTATCTCAGCACACTGGACGGTGAGCGTGAAGCAAAGTCGGAAGACTACGCTCAATCATTAAACCGCACCTATCGGTTTCAATTTGATGGGTTTGTAATTCGGGTTGATGCAACTGTGAAGTCCGACAGTCCTACTTGTCGCAAAGTAGTAATCAGTAGTGAGTTAGTCAAACAGGATAAGTACGCAATCCAGTGTGACTAAGTAGTAGCGTAGCGGGTGCGCTTCACCCGCATTTTTAACAGGGAGTTGGTATGAAACAGGAACAATTATGTTTGTTTGATATTGGTTATGTAGATAAAGGCAGACCTCAGTATGGGTTTGAAATGCCTAAGAGTTTTGCTCTTACATTTGTAGCTAAAACAGGGCGTTCTTATCTAGTATGGTATCGGGGTAAGCAACACGAACAGGCGCTCGATAATTGGTCTCGCTATCCTTCAAAGTTGTTTGTTTATTGGTAACACTCAGTCCTCTCACTTTGGTGGGAGGATTTGATACCAGTTATTTGTCTTCGAGCGTGTGCTTCGTGTGCGTGGGCGAGCTTGCGGACATTTCCTTAAATAAGAGTTCAATTAGCGTTGAATTGCTTTACAAATAGCGTGGAATAAGAGATAATTTAGTCATGGGTTCAAGGAATCATTTTGATTCTACCCATTAACAGGGAGGACATATGTCCAAAACTAAGCTTGTAAATGCCCTTGAGCAAGGCGGTGTAATTAACTCTAACAATCCTACTAGCTTGCCTGATTTAGGTTATAGGCATGGTGGGGCGTTGCATACTGTTAAGCAATTAGCGGTATGGGCGTTAGATGGAGGGGTTAAGGGTTTTCCTGACAATGTTAGCGACGAAGATACTTTGAGCATACGCCAAGGTTATAAGCGTAAACACTCAGAATTGAACCCAGCTACTCAGTATTGCATTATTGAGGGTAAGTATCTCAAGGTTAGCGATATGCAATTACAAGGGATTGAATTACCTAAGAATCCCGAAGTAGTTAATATTGGCGTGGATTATGCTTTCAGCTTTACTCAGCAACAGGCGGGTAAATTGAAAGAAACCCACAATCCTACTTTGCATAAAATTGTTGCGGATATTAGAACCCGTTGCAATAAGTATGAAACTACTACTTTCGCAAAGCTTCAAGCGGAGGGTAATAAAATACTGAAAGAGCGTAAGGGTGAAGTTACCCAACGCAAGGGTAACCTAGCTTTCATGGAATGGCTCTATAACGATAAGGGCGTTTTCGATACCATGAAAACCCGTTGCAAAAATGCCAAAGCAAAAGGCGATGAATTCGCTGATGTCGCTAAGTTAGATAAAGCGATTCAGGCTTTCAACGCTGTATTTAAGAAGTAATCTAGATTGTTTTTGAGGGGGGAGGGCTTCGGCTCTCTCCCCTTTTTTTGTGCCCTGAAAAAGAGACCAGTTATCTGTCCTCGCGCGCGCAATCAAGCGTGGCATCCAATATACATACCTTTGCTGACGCAACGCACAGCGCAATGTTCCAAGCCCATTTCCTTATTTAAGAGTTCAACAGGTGTTGAAGTGCCTCACCATGTAGACATTGTATTGGCGAAGTCGTTCTGGAACAAAGCGTGGCTGGAACAAAGTCTGGAACAAGAAAAGCCGTGCAGAATCAAGGAGTTACATGGTTTTGTTCCAGTGTTCCAGTGTTCTGACCAAGAAATGTGGTTTGGGAAAGTGAAAATAAAATTGGTCAGGTCGTTTCCTTAATTTTGCGAGTGCAAAGCAAAAAACCACTTTTCCCCCTATCCCCTCAGAACAGTCAGAACATTGGAACAACTCTCTTTTCGCCCCCTATTATTATTATTATATATTATATATTATATATATAAAACAAGGACTTACAAACTCTTCCCCTCCTCGCAAAAACCTTGTTCCAGTTCCATTAGTAAAGTTACGAGGCTCAGAACACCAGAACACGAGGAATATCAATAACTTACACCACAAAAAACAAGGTAAAAGCCTAATATCAGCAAGAAGACCCTCCTAAAAAAGTCATATAGAAGCCTATTATATGTAAAGTATGTGGTATAATGATTACTGGAGAGGCGCACAAATTAGTGGCTAATCTACGAGGTCGGAACAATTCCTTAAATAAGAGTTCAACGACTATTGAAATCAATCTAACAGGGAGGTGTCATGGATACTAAACAAATCCAAGAAGAAGTAGAAGTGCAGATATTTAACCCAATCCTTAACGAGGGGCTGTATTTGGCGCAAGACTTAGTTGACCCAAGCACACAGGAGATTCTTTTTAGGCGCAGAACACTGCTGACAACCAATGTATTACTTGCTTTGTTGGCAGTCGGCTATGAGTTCATTCCAACAATGGCACACAAGGGAGACTAATCATGGGCAGAGTAAAACAACTCTTCAACGAGTATTGGGAAGAAAAACTAACCAAAATGGAAATCCATCAACGGCAGTTAGAACTAGACTTGGCGCAGGATAACCTGAAGGCTGAGGAATGGGCGCAACATGAAAAAGACTTCAATGCGTGGCTTGACGCTTACGAGAAGTCGTTTGGTAAACAGGGAGGTGAGTCATGATTGATGAGACTTTTAACCCACAGTGCAAGCTATGTGGCGATACCTATGACGAGGCTCGCTTTCGTATTGGCTATGCAGTCTGTATGCCATGCGGTAATGACCTAGCGAGTAAGGTCGTGCGAACCGTTGCGCCAATGCACAAGTCGAACTATATGTTGATTACTGACAGGGCTGACCTGAAAGGATTAAATAACAAGGGAGGGCTAGTGAAATGACATTGGCACAAGCTAAGAAAGATATAAATGCCTACATAAAGCTAGTAAACAAAGAGCATGCTATGTGGAAAAAGCGAGTCAAGATGCACGAGAAAGAACTGCTAAGGCTTGCCGATGTATATATAAAACTAAAGGAGAAGTCATGAAATGGATTGACCCACGAGTAGACCACAAGTATTGTAGGAAGAACCGAGGGGGGTATAAGCCAATGCGCAAAACTATCCCTTGGTTTACTAGGAGAACAGCTCATGGAAGATAAAGCATGGGCTGTAGTTTTATTTGTTTTACTGATGGTTTTCATGATTAACATAATTGGAGGTTTGGTATGAGCAAGAAAGACCTAGACATAACCGAGTTTTATAAGGCTTCTTTGGCAAGAGAACTACAGATTCTCAAAGAGGCGGTGGATGCCCACAAGCGTGGCGATAAGCAGGGCATGGCTGATAAGTTC